TTAGTAAGATAGCTTTTTAAAGCTATGCCCGCAAAAACACTATACACCCTCTCTAAAAGGTGATAATATGCATGACACGTGGAAGTATTGGTATGAAGAGCATCCCACCGCCGAAGCACAACGTCAGTGGCTGCTTAGATTGCAGTGTGCTTTTTCTCCGTCATGCGCGCCTGTTGTTGTGTGCAGAGAAGTCAACACCGAGAGGCTGCGACTTCCTGAGGCGATTTTGACGTATCAATTGCCTGTTAATCACCGTGTGATTCTTGCTAACGAGATAGTGATAGAATGCGACCGACCGAATTTTGAGGACAACCTGTTTTTAACGTTCAAAATCTGCGAACGGTTAAAACAAGATGGTGTCCCATTCCTGAGTGCCCACTCAGGGAATAAGTCCTTCCATATCCATATCCTGCTCGACTACAGAAATATAACATTCGGCGCGGATATCGCAGGAATCATAGCGGCGAATACGGACATCCTGCGTCTCTTTAGAAATTACGTCTTTTCTTTGAAGTTCAAACCGTGGCTTGCGAATCTGGACAAACGGTATAATGCGATGGTGGACGGCAGTGTGTTTAATAAGAATCATCTAATTCGTGAATTCGGAGGCGTGAATGAAAAAACAAAGAAGAAAAAAACCGCCGTTGTTGTAGACTTCGAGCGGAAGGAGATAAGAGTTCCTGATTGTGTAATGTATCCTGACGTTGTGGAATTCTATTCATACGAGGGCATCCAAAAAGATTTTAATTACTTTATTGAAAACAGGCTGTTTGAACAACAGCGCAAATTAGGGAATTGGTTTAAAGACTTTTCAACGAGAGGGTGATTAAATGCCTGAGGAGGTTTACAAAATAGACCCCACTATCGGCGCAAAGCTGCGCAATGAAAGCAGACGCAAAGACGTCGCCGAAGACGTTTCAAAAGAAAGGATGGTGACGGCAGAATGGATAGAAACAAACAAAGAACTTAAAGAATATTTAAACAACATAGACGCGGTGACGTTAGACCAACTCCACGACTTTGTTGTCCGCTCACGCTCGTATGGGGCTATGGCGTTATATGTTATGGAAGAACTTAAACGTGCTGAGGACACCCACCTTTATCTTGTTCTTAACGGCGAAGAGATGGAAACCGCTGCAATTAAAGCAATTAAAAACGATCGAGGAGTATACAAAGAATATAAACAGTTGGAAGTAGAGCATATAGTCACACATTATGTTATGAACAGTTGGTTTAAAAAAACATCATTGACACCCACCGCAGTCAAAGATACGGTCTACTTCATGAAACATATTTTATATAGGCTTGGGCGAGTCGCGGATAAATCAGGAACGCGGATATACTTCGCCAACGGTTACGCTGACGGCAACATCTTCCAATTCTATAAGGACACTGAGAAGACGTTTTACCCACACGTCCTTATCCCACGCCATATTTCAATGACACTTAAACCAAATGAGAAGATAGATACGATATTAACGCAAATCCTCGGCGACGGTAAGGAAGAGTTTTTAGAAGCAGTTGGGGCAGGACTTGCTGCAAGTAATGAAACACAAATTAAGGTAATATTCTTGGAAGGCATTGGCGCAAATGGGAAGACTGTTTTACTTGAACTTTTGAGGAATTGCTTCGGCGAACAGAATTGTGCAAGCGTAAGTTTCACGGATATTTTGACTAACCGTTTTGCGTTGAATGAACTTAACGGCAAACTCTTTAATCTCGTCTCGGAGGAGATGCAAACAGAACAAACAGGAGATTTAGCGGTTATTAAACGTGTCACAGGAGGAGGGCGGATAACTGTAGAAGAAAAATTTAAACCACGCTACCAAACTGACATTTTCACGACGCATATATTCGCTGTCAACGTCCCGCCTGCGATAGATACCGCCGACTTTGCGTTTTGGCGGCGTGTCAAACTCTTCCACTGTCCCAACATCTTTGTAAGTGACCCTGACCCTCAAAACCCGCATGAATATAAAGCAGACCCTACGCTTCTTTCTAAAATCACTGATGAGGATTACGATTACCTCGCGACGTTGTTAATGAAACACTATTTGATGGTAAAAAGAGAAAATAAAACAGTAGGGATTAAAGAAGCGCTCCAAACGATGGAGGCATATGGACGCAGCTCGGATGTAATACAGCTGTTTATAGACGAGTGTCTGGAATTTAGGTATTTGGACGAGCGGCAAGAAATGCCTGACCCCACCTTTAAAATTCAAAAGCAAGAGCTCTATGAAGCGTATACTCGTTGGTATACAATGAAACGCCTTCCTGGTGCGGTTGGACGCAACCAATTCTATGAAGATTTAGAACGCAACAAAGGCTTTGAATTGAAAAAAAACAGAGGATATTATTACTATATCGGTGTAGCGTTCAAAACAGGTGTGAGGTGAGAAAATGAAATTGGCTACTGGCGAAAAAGTATATGACACGGCAAAAGCAAAGAAAATAGCAAAATTAATAATCTACGAAACTGGAGACCCGAACTTTTTAGTGTGGTCAGAAACGATGTATCAGCAAGACGAAAACGAGTTCTTTATGGTTATAGACTATGAGAAGGTAGCTAAAAGCAATGGATATTCATGCACAAAGCGAAATCATAACACACCTTATATATTAACAAGGGAAGACATGGAAGAGTGGCGGCAAGGATTAATTAATGTTTGGAGGAACCTTAGGGAAAAAATAGATGCCAGCCGCAGAGTTTAAACTAATTTTGTTTTAGGATAAGATTTATAAATGTTGGGGGGCAATTTTGAGGGGGGCAATTTTAAAAACACTAAAAAAATTCCATAACTACGGAATAACAAAAAACCTTAACACTAATTTTGTTTTCAGTGAAAGGCATTTTAAAAAAAGAGGTTTTAACGCCGTAAAACATGGGGGGGCAATTTTTTTTACGACGTTAAAATTACAAGTCTTCGGCGTGAAAAAAAGGGGGGCAATTTTTCTTACTATCCTAATAATGTTTTTGGTAAGACGTAAAAAAAGATTTTGGGAAGGGATTTTAACTAAGAATTGCCCCCCCAAATTTATATACCTTCCGTTTCAAAATTAAAAAGTCGAAAAAATTCGAATATATACGCCGCCTTTTTATTTGGCCGTTAAGGTTGTTTGGCGCAGGGAGGAGGAAGGGAAGAGCGGGCGCGCAGCGTTCGTAGGTTTAAAGTTCGCTTCTGTGCGTTTAATCGCATTCCAACTTGTTTGGGTTCAGCAGCCTTTCTTTCTGTGAAGGTTGTGGAGGAAACTCCAGAGAAGAAGAAAAGTTTATAAACTTTGTGTTCCAATAACATTTATAAATAAAACATATTAACTTATATAAATCTAACCTGACCGAAAGGTTTATATAGTTATATGTGTATATAAAGCGACACGAGGTGAGTACATGGCAAATGTGAATATACAAAAAGTCAACTTCCAGCCACAACAAAAACAAACACAAACAACTTTAGGCGCTGCAACCAAACCTGCGCCGACGCAACCTGATTTTACAGGGCGCACAGAGAAAGGCGAGCGTATCGCTGCGTGGGAGCGCATCACGAAGCGCCACAGAGCGTATTACCACGTGGTTATCAAACGTAAGGACGGCGTAACCGAAGCCTTCAACCTCTTTATCAATGACCGCGCAAAAGTCAAACCTTCCCAGGACGTTGCAGCGAGTCCCTGAGGTGTTCAAATGAAAGATAAAAAAACAAAACGTTTAACCGAAGGAGAATGGAATGAAGAATATGAGATGTATAGAAACGACGACGAGGATTACACAACTGATGAAGAAATTGTTAGGTGGCGCAAGAAACACGCCGATTAAAAAATTTACGAGGTGACGGAATGTATAGGTATGTGCATGCGTTCGAGAAGAAATACTCGCTTGAGCAACAGCAGCAGATTATTAATGAATATCTTGCAGGTGCAACGTTAGCAGAATTAGGGCAGCGCTACGGCTGCACTGCTCCATCTGTTTTAACATTCCTGAGGAAAAAAGGAATTAAAACGTTCGGGCGTGGCGAACGTATTAGGGGACGGTATTCCGAACGACAAGCACGGATTAAACAAGCCCTGCTTAATAAGATAATAACTAATACTCCGTTTTCACTAATACAACTCGCAGGGGAGATTGGACTTTCTGAGGTCTGCGTCCGCGGGCATCTAAGAGATTTAATTAGAAAAAATGAGATAGATAAAGACAAGTTGCTCAAACTACATATCGGCGTGCGTAAATTTGCAGTTCCTCAAGCGCAGCAGACACAAGAGACGCAAACCGCAGGAGCAGGTGTAAATGTGAATAATGGAAACGAGGGGATGCAATGAAATATGACGTTATAAAAATAAGTGAGTTAAAAACGAACACGTGGAACCCAAACGAAATGCAAGAATCAGATTATGAACACCTCAAGCGTGAAATCAAGCGAGTTGGGTTCATAGACCTTACAACGAAGCAAAAATTTTAACAGTAAATCTAAACAAAATTAGAGGCGCACTTGACCCTCTTAAGTTCGCTAACCTGTTAAGCGATTTGCAGAACTCATTTACGTTGCAGCAACTTGAAGATTTATTAAATTTGCAGGAGGCAGAAATGAAAGGCTACGATATCTTGCGTCAACTCCCAGATGCGCCACCAGAAATCCCTGCAGATGTTGAACAATTTTCTAAAACCTACTCTTTTATAATAACAAAGAAAGAACAAGCGGAGGAGATAGATAAAGTTTTATTAAGCATAAAATCAAATAAATTTTCAGATAAATTTTTGACGTTGGTTCGTTTCTATGAAGAGCACGCTGTTGACGCTGGCACGGCGTAAAAAAATCATTGAACTAAGAACGTTAGGTTTCACGCTTCAACAGATAGCAGACACATTAGACCTTGCTTACTCAACAGTGTGGAAAGATGTTCAAGTAGCAGGAAAGGAACGCGCTAAACAATTAGAAAATGAAATAGACGCTTACATCCACCGTTACGAGGAAGGAAAGTTGAAGCGCATCAGAGAACTTTGGGCAATGTATGCACGCGCAGAGAACGACAAAGAGCGCCGCAAAATTCTAAAGCAAATAGACGACATGGAGGAGCGTTTAATTGAGACGTTACAACGCTTAGATAAATTACCCGCATTAAAAGGTGAAAAAATAAGTATATTGAATAAAGTTGAGGTGGCACCTCTTGACAATGAACTCGCAACTTTTATACAGCGGTTTGAACAACGAGCAAAAAGTGAAACTGTTATGTGAATTAAGAGACTACATGCTGCTTAAATTGACTAATTGCTGCCTCTACGAATACCAACGCCAAATTAGCGATGCGATAATTAAGAGCGTTGTAGAGAACGAAGGCGGCGAAATCTATATGGAGTTAGCTCGCCAATCGGGGAAGTCAACCACAATTGCGCAAACAACTTTCTTTCTATCTTTGTTTTACCCTGTTTTGGAAAATAAAGTTTTTCAGGTTGGTATATTCGCTCCGAAATTTGACCAAAGCAGAATTACATTTCAACGTTTAAAAGATGCATACGATAAAGCATTACCACAACTCCGAAAATTTGGTTACGATTTCACGACGTATAATGCAAACGAAATTACAATAACAAACACAAAGAAAAAAATTAGCAGCGTTGCATGTTTGACTGCGTCTCCTGACACAACTATCAAAGGATATACATTTGATTTGATTATCCTTGAAGAATGCCAAGATATCCCCGATAAAAAAATCAAAGAAGACATAATTCCTATGGGCTCCTCAACAAACGCAACACGTGTTCTGATAGGAACGCCCGCGCTTGGTTCACAATACCGCTATTTTTGCGACGGTATAACACGCAATCAAAGGGTTTTTATTCTACCGTATACGACCGCTGCTAAATACAATCCTAATTATACAAAATATATTGAAGAAGTTAAGGAACGTATTGGTGAGGATAGCGACGAGTTCCAAAGTCAATACAATTTGAAATGGATATTTGGGGTTAGTAAATTCATAACAGCCCAGCAATTATTTGAATTACGAGAAAATTACGAAATCGTGAAAGAGGACAAAGCACAAGATAGCGAAATCGTTGCAGGAATCGATATCGCAAGAGACGTTGACAGCACCGTAGTTACACTTCTTAAAAACATTGGGAACCAATTTAATATCCTGAATTGGTTAGAGTTGAAAGGGGAGGACTACGAAGCACAAGTTGAAATTACCAAAAACTTTTTAGCGAACTACAACGTTAAGCGCGTAATCATTGATGCGGTGGGCGTTGGCGACCCCGTTGTAGATATGTTCAAAAACAGAACACGTTACAGCATCGAGGGCTTCAAATGGACTCCACAATCGCATCACGAAGTTTTCTTACAACTTCAAAACGCATTATTAAAAAAACGTATAAAATATCCATATGGGCAGGAAGCACAGAAAACACGAGAAGTGAAACGATTTGAACAACAAATGCTGGATTTAAACAAAGAGTATTCTGGTAATTTGTTGCGCTGCCACCACCCCGACGTTGACGGGGCGCATGACGATTATGTTTCTTCATTAGCGCTTGCATTTTATGGCATGACAAACACAGGACGGGCGTTAGTGCTGCCCGATATATCTGCGTTGATGGGGAGTGTATAAATGAAAAGATATGGATACATTGAAGGAATTATATTCGTTAAGGAATTCGCAAAAGAAAAATGGGCATTGCATCCAAACGCGGACGTAACAGATTTCAAAGCATGGCGCAATATCGTTAATGAATTATATGATGGTCTTCAAACATACGGTGAAGAGAATATCAATGCGTTATGGCAACGTTTCATGATTGAGTGGGCGCAATTACGAAACACAGATAAGGTGAAACAATGAATATTGCAACGATAGGTGAAATTAGAAGAGATTTAGAAAATAACTACAAAATTCCATCGTGGCTGTCATATAATCAAGCGGTCAAAATCAAAAAAGCAAATCAATTAACCGCAGGTGTTTGTGGTATTTGTGGACGCTATGAAGAGCGTTTAGTCCCTGTTGAACTGGGATTATGTAAGCGCTGCGTTGAAAAACGTTTGTTGGAGCGTTTACCTATACGTTTTAGAATTGCAAAAAATTATCTACATCCTCGTGAATGTGATGTATGCGGGCGTTTAACACCCAAATTATATTTCGTTAATCCTTATATTTGCAGTCATTGTATATCAAAATTCTCAAAACAATTCTCAAATACATTTAAATATTAATCATTAAAAAGAAGTGAAATGAATGCGCATCCCTTTTTTGAATATTGAAATTTTGAAAGCGAACGATTTTAGTAATATACTAAAGCAAGCGCAGATAAATAATTTTGAACAAATTGCAGCACGGCCACAGGTTAACCAAATTTTATCGCTTGCAGGTTCCGATGCGCTGCCTAATTACCCTGTCAATCCACGCATGCTTTACGAGATGGCTTATTACTCCGACGTGTTGCGAACAATTATCAACGCTCTACGTGTTGAGATTTTTAGAAACGGCGCAGAGGTTAAAGAAAAATTTGTTGTAAAATGCACACAGTGCGGGAAGGAATTTCAGCATGAGGATAAAGATATGCGTTGCGATATCTGCGGTGGGCAATTACGAGAACCAAACATTCAGCAGAAAATCACACTTGAGCAGTTGGTGGAGAAAGTCAATGAGAACGAGCAGACATTGCTTGATGTCTGCAAATCAGTTGAGGACGACCTCAACATTATGGATATCGGATACTTCATCGTGCGCAAGGAATACGAGTTGCAAAATAACCAAATTGTAGACTCAAAAGTTGTTGAGATAATCAGAGGCGACCCGTTGAGCATGCGCATCATTGCAGATAAAACTGGGCGCATGGGATACGACGTCAACGGAAAAGAAATCAAAGTCTGTATCCAACACAGAGACACGCCGCAGGATGGGACTAAATGCAGAATTTGTGGGTTACCACTCTTTAGAGCCTATTACAAAACAAGAGTTAAGGAAGCGTGGCATTATTATATCAAAGGCGAGGTCTTGCACGTTAATAAATATTCAACGTTGCTATATGGCTTCCCACCTACGTTGACGTTGTGGCTCAAACTTTCAACGCTTTTAGCGCAGGATAGGTATATCAGATTATATTACCAACTACAGCGAACACCGAGGGGACTTCTATTTATTGCTTCTAAGAATGCGGAAAGTTTTCAAAAGGCATATCTTGCAGCGCTTGAAACTGCACGCAATAATCCACACGCAATAACCCCCATCGTTGTTGAAAATGAAGGACGGGCGCTTGCGGAATTCATAGACTTATCACATTCGTTAGAGGAGATGCAATTCACAGAAGTAAGAAATGAATTTAGGCGGGTAATTGGTGGGCTTTACGGCGTTATGCCTATCTTCCAAGCAGACGTTGAAACATCGGGCGGACTAAATCAAGAACGCTTGCAGATTACCGTCACCTCACGAGCAGTTAGGTCAGGGCAGGAAATCTATAATCAAAAAGTTTTTAGATGGTTATTAAATCAAATCGGAATAACAGATTACGAATACGTGTTAAAGAGCGTTGAAATGAGAGACGAGTTAAGAGAGGAAGAGATTAAGAGCGCAAAGATAACGAACGCAATTAACATGCAAGCACTTGGATTTGATATCAACATAGACGAGGAAGGTAATTTAGTTGCAGTTAAACGAAAAACAGAAGAGACAACAGCGCAAGAGCAGACGCAAGCAGTGGAACCACAACAATTCAAATATTTTGGCGAAGATGGTGCTCCAATTGCTTCGTTAGAGCGTTCAACTGATTTAATCAAAGAGGATATGAACGACGAGGATAAAATAGAGTTGTTGTATTCGTTCGCAGGAAAAGAGATTAATAAGGAATTTATTCCGCGCCTAAGAAAAGAAGATAAACGCAAACTCAAGCGTTCATTATTTCCACGTTTCAAGACTATGAGTAAAACAGCATCAGAACGAATCAAATCAAAGTTTCTCGATTGGTTGCTTAGGAAAGTTTCACTTAATGAATTGATAGAAAAAATCAAAAAAGAAGGAAACGTTAGCGAAGAAGAAGCAGAACGGATAGCACGAACAGAAAGCCACGAATTATACAGCAAATTAAGGGAGTTGGCGTATAGAGATTTAGACCCCGAGGGTGAGCGCAAATATCGGTGGGTTGGACCGCAAGACCACCGAACAACAAACATCTGCAAGCGGATTAAACAACGAACACGAAACGGCGTTGATTTAGACATGCTTAAACGCATAATCAAAGAAGAAGCAGAACGTGAAGGAATAGAAGCCAGGGAATGGACGCCACATCCGAACTGCAGACATACCGCTGTTGTGGTGGTTGAATGAAAGTTCTAATTGTTGGGAAAGACGCTTTAGCGCTTGACTTTTGCAACAGTCTAAAGAAGGACGGTGTGGATGTTAAATGGTATATCCAAGACCCAGAGCAGCACGAAATCGGCGAAGGGATAATTAACAAGAGTGAGGACTGGGAAAAAGACAAAGACTGGGCAGACGTAATCGTATTTGAGGACACGGGCTTTGGAACACGAGCAAGCGAATTAAAAGAGGATGGTTACGTTATCGTTGGTGGAGCGGAACTATGTGACAACTTAGAAGCTAAAAGAGATTTTGGCGCTCAAGTTGCGAAGGAATATATGGATTTGCTCATTCCGAAGGATTACGAATTTAACGATTTTGAAGAAGCGATAAATTTCATTAAAGAAAATCCGAAACGCTACGTTGTAAAATTCAACGGCAACGCTGGAAACATAAAAGATTTGGTGTATTGTGGAAAGATAAAAAGCGGTGAGGATGTAATAGAAATTTTGTATTATTACAAAAAGATTTGGCAAAAAGAATGGGGCGACGTTTCATTTATTTTGCAAGAATTTATCCAAGGGATAGAAGTTGGGATTACGGGATATTTTGACGGCAGCAGTTGGGTCATGCCATATTACATAGACCACGAGTATAAATATAATCTTGCTGGCAACGTTGGCGTTCTTACGGGGCAAGAAGGCGAAGCGATGCGTTGGTTTGAAGAGCCAACCGATTTATTCAATTCAACGTTTAAAAAATTAATCCCATTACTCAAAAAAGCAGGATATGTTGGTTCATTTAATATCAACGGAATCGCAAACGAAGACGGCTATCATTTTTTGGAATTTACTCCACGTTTTGGTTATAATTCAACGAGTATTGAATTAGAATTTTTCAAACACAATGGATACGGTGCAAAAGATTTACTCAATCGCTTAATTTCTAATGAATATTTCGAGCCTCACCCTACGTATTCATTAGGTGTTTTGATTACAATTCCACCTTATCCGCACAGGATAGAATCCATAGACCCCTCTGGAATTCCAATTTCTTTCCTGCGTTATGTTTCATTCCACCCGCATGAAGTCAAACAAGCGAACGATATACTGCAGACAGCAGGAACGTTAGGTTACATTGGAACAGTTGCATCTGCAGGGAGTGTATTTGAATTAGTCCAAAAGCGAGTTTATGAGAGCATTAATGATATTGTGCTGCCACGCATTCAATACAGAAATGATATCGGCGATAATTTCATAACACAATTAGAACAATTAGAAGAGTGGGGTTATCTCTAAAGTTTCTCAAATACGTTTATAAATTTTGCAAGCGTTGGAGTTTAGCATGGTAGAACAATATCCTGTTAACGAAATTCTCAATGATAACGAACGAATTTTTACAGCGTGGGCGACAGTTGAAGCAAAAGACAAAGTAGGCGAAATAATACCTATGGAAGAGGTTAAGCGCCTTATGCCTGTCTATATTGAACGTGGCGCTCCACTAATTGACCAACACACAAATAAAGTTGTTGGCAAAGTAATCAATTATGCATTCAAAGAGCATCCAGAAACGAAGAAAGAAGGGCTTTTTATAACAGCAAAAGTTTTTGACCATTACGATTTAGATGACCAAGTTTGGAATGAGATTAAGCAAGGAATACGACGGGGAATAAGTTTTGGAGGCAGCAGAAAAAAGAAATTACAGAAAACAATAGACGGTGAGCAAGTCAGCGAATTAAGAAACCTTGAATTATACGAATTTTCAACGGTGCGTGAACCTGCTAATCCTTATGCTCTTAATGAGCAGGTGAATTTCGTGGCAAAATCTGAAAATACCGACGTTCAAAAACCCTTCGCAGGGTATAAGAATTTTGAAGACTGCGTAAATCAAAATAAGGATAAGGACGACCCGCAAGCATATTGTGCAGCGATAATGCATAGAGTAGAAGGCAAGGCAAATAAAGAATCGGAAGACGTGGATAAACCCGAGGACGCGAGACCGCCGAAACAGTGGTGGAATAAATGCATACGACGTGTTAAGGAAGGAATGCCGAGTTATACAGATGAGCAAGCTGCTGCAGTTTGTGGTTCAATGTGGTTCCACGAATGGGGTATGGGCACAAAGAAGGAAGACCCTGATAACGCGCCAATAGATTTTAAAATCATACATGAAAAAATGCAAACAATTAAAAGTATTCTGTATGGTGGTGATATAATGAATAATGAAATGAAAAAAGAAGAGGCGAAGGCAACCGAAACAAAGAAAGAGCCCGAGTTGCCAAAGCCTGTTGAAGAGAAGCCCCCTGAGGAAAAGAAACCGAGGGGAGAAAAAGAAAAACAAGAAGAGCCACGTTTCTCGGATGAGTTAATAGAGCGTTTGACGAAAATTGAAGGTGCGCTTAATAAATTGATTGCGATGCTGGGTGAAGACGAAGAAGTTGAGGAGAGCACGAAAGCAAAGAAAACAAAGCCTCCCGAAAAAATTGAAAAGAAACAAGAAGAAGTTGTTAAACAGAATTATCCCATCGTGAAAGTTGATACAACACCAAGACCAGTTCAAGATAAAATAATTTACAACAATGAAAGCGAGGATAATATTGTTCTTGATATGCTGCGGGGCTCAAAGAACCCATCGTGGCGTGAGTTGACTGAGTTGGTCAACAAGAAAAGAAATTTTTAATGAGGTGAATAATAATGGGAAACGCATTTGAATTTAAAACAATTCAAGATATGGAGCGCTATTACTACGGCGGTATTGGCGCAATGTTGAATGAGACTGAAACAATTGCGAAAGCAGACGCACCGATAACAATTGGAACAACGGGCGTCTATAACGCTGTGTATGGCGCCAAGGTTTGGAGCATTCTCAATCACGAGGCAAACGTCTTTGGAGTTCTGCCTAAAGTACCGTGGGCAAGGGCTGGACATCGTGTAATCACTGCACGGTCTGCAACGATGCCGTTCGGTGGGCGTGCAGAAGCGGCAACGCTTCCAGACAGCGTTAAGCCAACGATTTCAGTATTCAAGACTACACCGAAGACTAACGCAAGCGTCTACGAGTTGAGCGAATTGGAGCGTGCGCTTGCAGAACAGAGCGAAGACGACGTTGGTCCAGATTATGCGCAATTAGTTGCTTACGCAGGTATAGAGCATGCAGAAGATATTAACGTTGCATTGACAACTCAAAACGGAACGCTTGCAGGAGACCAATTTGATAGTATTGACCGTGTAGTTGCTTCGTATTCCGAATTATCCAATTGCAGAGAAAACGACGAGATTACATCTTACTCCGCGGGCGATTTGGACATCTATGGACTTGACAGGGACGGCGGCGCTTCATTTGCAGACGCATATGTCAATCATAACTCCTCAACACTGCGTTCATTGACCGACGAAATAATTAGGGACGTTCTTGTTAACGTGCAGCAGAACGGCGGGCAACCGACGCTGTGGCTCACGGGCTGGGATACCTACAGCGCAATAACAGGGCTCTATGACATCCAAGTTCGGTATTCCGTGCTGGGGCAGACGACTGCAAAAATCGGCGTGAACGGAATTCAAACGCAGGATGGGATTGGCGTTGGAATTAACGTTGCGACGCTTTACGGCATACCTCTGATAATTTCAAAGAACGTTGTTCAGGACGCTCAGAGTTCAGGCGGTATTTCAAGACTTTATCTGCTTGACACCTCCAATCCAGAAGGCGACGACTACCCAAGGCTTTGCTTCAAAGTCCTCAAGCCAACTCAGTTCTTTGAGGCAGGGATTACCAGCGGAACACCATTCGGCGTCAACAAGTTAAGCGATAAGATAATGTATAGGACTGCGGGCGAGTTGACTTGCAGGCACTTCAAAGCACAAGGCAAAGCAAGAGACTTGAAGAAGTAAATTAATTGAGGAGGTCAACGCCTCCTCATTTTTAAAATTTTATATGAGGTGAAAAAATGGCGTTAACGATAACGTATAGAAGTCAGACATACAAAACAGATAATAAATTTTTGGCTCATATCGCTTCACGTGGTGGTTTTGTTGCTGGTAGTATCGCTTTTGACAATTCATATCCAACGGGCGGTGAAAGTTTTGATTTGAGGGGGCAGTTCAATGGCAAAGACCCTTATTTAGTCCTGTTTGAAGCAAATTCGGGCTATGTATTTCAATATGATTATACGAACAGAAAAGTAAAAGCATATTACACTTCAACAAGTGGTGGTGCGCTCGTTGAAGTTCCGAACGCAGCTGATTTATCTTCATTAACTGACGTTCGTTTCGTAGCATTCGGTTATCTGTAGGTGCTAGCAAATGGCAGAAGTAGAAAAGACAGAAAAAATAGGCGCAGTGATGCGCTACCACGGCACGAAGACCAATTCAAACGCTACGGTAACCACCTCTGTTTCAGATGTTATCAGTGCAACAGAAATAAGAGGAGCGACGGGTTTCTTTGCAATTAAAAATACGGGTGCAAATAGTGTTGTTGTGTATCCAAGAATTTCCGCGGATGGCAGTGAGTGGTTTGAGTTGGACAACGGCAGCGGAACGACTATCGCAGCATCTGGGAAATATATAATCTCATGGGTTGGGACGTATCGTTTCATTAAATTATCTGCTGCGACTACATCGGGGACTACTACAATCAATGCATATCTCTACTACGCAAAGGCTTGATGGTAATGCGATATGGCAACAATCTACTCAAACGGAACGGGGGGCGGGAATTGGAGTAGTGGTAGTTCTTGGCAGGGTGGCGCAGTTCCTACTTCTTCGGATGACGTTATTATTCAAGTAGGAGATACTATTTTACTCGACGTTAACGTTGCTGTGAATTCAATTTGGATTAACGGAGTATTAAACATATCAACATATTCTATTAATTCGCCAACGTTCACTGTAGCGAGTGGTGGAGTAGTTCAAACGAGCACTGGAACAATAACGGCAGCTACCTCTCTTGAAATACATGGAACGCTTGGAACAGCAAATACAGCGTATATATTATCGTGCGGGGCTCTATCTATATTTTCCGATGGAACTTTCAACGCTCCAAATAGTTCGGGTTCATGCACAATTTCAGGAAATCTAAGTTATTATGTTGGTGGAACGTTTAACCACAATAATGGAACAATCACACTCAACGCCGCCTCAAATAATATTGATATTTCAGGGTCTATGACATTTTGGAATTTGACAGCGCAAGGAAGTTATCAAACAAAATTCAACAATAGTACTAACGTCCAAAATGTATTAACTTTTTCGGGTGCGGGTTGGAAAACATTAGCGAATGGGGTTGAGTTGACAATCGGGCACTCTGGTAATGCGGGTTCATTTAGCAATTCATGCTCAAACGCATTCAGAACAAATGAAGCAAACGCAATATTTACGGTGCAAGGTTATCTTTCAACAACAAGGACACCATGCACGGGTAGTAATTGGTATTTTGGTGCGGATGCCCAAAACGTCGTGCTCAAAACAAAAAATCTTGATTTTCAGTTTAACATTTCTACTGTCGGTGGAAACAACAATTATACGTGGGAAATTATAGATAACGTGAAAGTTGGGTGGGTGTATATTAATGGACAAGATACATGGAAATGTACCACGCCTGGCGCAGTAATTGATGGAGGTTCGTCTGGTAGCGCTCAAGTAATTTATGGAAAAATCTATTTTGAAGGGACAAGCGCAAATCCTCTCCAACTCGGAAAAAATACTATCTGGGGTGGACTTAACGTAGCTGGGAATAACTCTTCTATATATCTCAAATATGTAAATATGAAGAGTTATTACGCTGCTTTTGCATTTGGATACCCTGCACAAGTTGCAGGATACAATCAAATAGTAATTGAAAATAATTCATTCACGACGTATACGACTGGCGACCCCTCTATCCATATGTATAATTGCACAGTTCCGATTACAATCAAGGATAGTATTATTACAAGCGCTACAGGGGCTCAAATAAGTATATATTTTTACCTTAATGGAAAATTACAATTCGAAAATACCATTTATAACAAATCAGTTAAATTTTATGGTGGAGGTAATAATCGTTGGTTCGTTAACAAAAAATCCAACGGCGATTTTGATGTTTACGGGCAATTTAACAGTGAAGACCCAGACGCAGGTTTCAAAGGTTCAAATTGCACAGGTATTCTAACAGTCAAGCAACCAGATATCATGACTAATTCATTTAATTCCACATATACTTTGGGGGCAAATATTTCACCGAGCGGATTAGTGATTACTGCGAACACAATATTTAATAGCAATGGATATTCAATCAATTGTTCAACATTTTCTGCGGATGGCACAGTTAATATCACTTCAGCTTCAACGTTAACAACTAATTCAACGTTCTCCATTGGGACGGCTGCGAATGTTTCAATTGCAAGCACGATGTGGAACGCAAAAGGGAATATTACTTTAGAAGGAGCGGCGATATTTAACCATACGAACACGGTTAACTTAGTAGGGGATCTAACGATTATAGATAATGGACAACATAAATTTGATAAAATTCAAATTAACCCAGGTTATTCATTAACTGCAAATTATTTAGAGTTCCAAAACAGCGTAACGCCCAAAACCCAAATGCATCTCTATGACAGCAACAGCAAAATTAAATGTAAAAATTCACAATCATATCCTATTCCAAATGAAGTTATCTTCGGGGATATGCCCTCATGGACAACGTTTGCGAATTACCCGCTCTCTTCTTCGTTTAATCTGGACAATGGCGTAAATCTATACTTTTTGAATCCTGTAAATGGCACAACAAAGATAGTTGTGGATGTAGATAATGTAGGAGTTAAAAAAATAACGAATGAAGGAGAAATCAGAGTCCAAACGGATTATACAATATATTGTAAAGATTTTGCAAACACTGGGACACATGTTCATGAACCAGGTTATTATGGTGATATCTCAGTTGGCGGGCAGCCTTTGGAATTGAGCCCGTACGATATCAGAACGAAGCAGGACGCTTTATACGACGATATAGTATGTGGTGATTTGTGATGTTTGATTTATTAAGGATAAGTAAAAAACGAATTGAATTAATGCGAAAGAAAAAAATGCGTTGGGAAGATGTAGAAGGTTTATCAGAGCGTGAAGTTGAGGAAATGTTGAGGGAGTAGACATGGCAACGATATATACAACGCCAACGAAAGTTGCGAAATTCCTTCAGATAGACGATTTCAGCGCCAGCACAACACCAACAAAAGCGGACGTTGAAGCGATAATACGAGGTAAAGAGGACTACATAGATAATTACACGAGGCACACGTGGCGCATTAAACGAGTATACAGAGAACACCCAAACACGAACAGCGTTTACAAACGAGCGACAGGATATTCCATATTTCTCATGCACCGCAACGTTAAGCAGTTGAGTATTAATAACGGCGATGAATTATTGATATTCGATGGTTCGCAATGGGAAAATTATCTAACAACGAAAACAGAAGGAAGGGATAAAGATTATTGGTTGGATTATGAGCGTGGAATTCTTTATATATTTACCTATTTTAGAGTTCCGTTTGACGTTGTGATTTCGTATCGCTACGGGGGCGCAAGCGAAACGTTGAGCAGTGATATTACAGCATTAGACACGACTATCCCAACAGCATCAACAGTGGAATATCAAAATTCAGGAGTTATTCGTATAGGTGAAGAAGATATCATATACGAAAGCAAAACTGCAACATCATTTACGAATTGCACGAGGGGCGCAAACGGAACGACGGCAGCGTCTCATTTAGCAGGCAATACAATTTGGCAAATTCCAACAGATATAGAACAAGCAACAATATTACTAACCGCAGCGGAGTTATTACGAACGAGTTATAGGAATTTAACATTCCCCGAGGGCGTGAATACAATTAACTATCAAGCGTTGGCTGAGGACTACGAAACAAGAGCAGAAAAAATTTTAAGCGCTTATAAAGAATTTGTGAATATTGGAGGCTTATAAAATGCAAATTGAATTCGCTAAAGGGGATATAGAAAAATTGCAGGACAAAATACTTCGCAAAGTTTCAAGCGAATTATTAGCAAAAGCAAACGAAAATATGATACAAAACGGAACACCAGACATGGGTTTTCTTTTGAACAGCGGAATTCTTCGCAAAGTTTCGAATACCGAATATGAAGTTGTGTATACTGCTCCTTATGCTTCGTGTATAGAATTTGGAACGTCTCCACATCCTGTCGCAGCGAAACATCTTTTGCGTTGGGTAAGAAGAAAATTAAGCGTTCGTGGTAAAAAGGAACAAGTAAGTGCAGCCTATGCAATCGCAAAGAAGATAGAACAAGAAGGAACAGACGCACAACCTTTTTTGAGACCTGCGATTAAATGGGTAGTTGGTAAGTATGGATTACGTTGAATATTTAGCGGAGTTATTAGAAACGAATTGGAATGCAAATAACACCGACGGGATTACACCGAATATTATTCCGATTTACAAATTGAAAGTTATGGACTGGAACATAGCGCTTAAAAGAGATTTAATAACAATATATCAAGTCTCAAGAACAGAAACACCGACGGGAATCGGCTACCCTGCAATATCCGCAGAGGATACGTTAACAGTGGACATCAGAACGACGTATAAGGACACAGTAGATGCTGGACGGCAACACGCAAATAAATTGTTGAATGAAGTTAAACGTATAATATACGCAGATAGAAAAGATTACAACGGATTAAACGCAGACTATATGAAAATCACAACGATAAGGGATTTAAGTGATAGAACGATAAGACTTTGGCGCTTCGTTATAGACATTTCAGTTGTTAAGTTCGTGGAGGCGTTGTAATGGCAACAGGTGGAGTGATAACGAATGCGGGTAAGCAATTAATCTTAAAACGCATCTATTCAAACAGCACTGCAAACCCTATTCAAACATTGAGCGTTGGGACAGGGACAACAACACCAGCGGAAACAGATACAGCATTAGAGAATGCGGTTTTGACAGGTATATCTATATTAGGTGGACCGCTCGTAGATTCCTCAACAAATACATTAACAACAAAATATTTCATTTCTTCATTGCAAGCGAACGGGTACAACCTAAGCGAATGCGGCGAATTCAACAGCGATAACGTAATGCTCGGGCGGGATGTCTTCACTGCGATTTCAAAAACGAATGCTAAAGAAATTACGATTATAATGAAACATAGGTGCAGCAGTGTATGAGTGAAGTGATGGATTACTGGGCGCAAAGAGCGCGAATATTAAAACAGCTTCAAGAGAAAAACCCGACGTTCGCAAACGAATTGAAAGCGCTTTCTCCATTACGTTTTTATTTAGTGCGAAACAGGATTAATGAAGAATTATCAAAGTGAGTAGGTGGTGATGGTATGGCAATTGTTGGGACTGGTGTAAATACTTATGCGAAATACGGAAAAGAAACGTCCTTCAAATCGGGCGGGACGCCAGCGCTTGTATTTGGACATGAGCAAAAGATAACAACGTTCGGAATTGAAAACGCTATGGCGTTGGGCTATGGGTTGGGCGATAACCAAGCGCAGGTATCATACCCAGGGGCATTTAAAGGAACATTGACAGCAGAATTTACGTTGGCTAATCCATGGTGGCTTTCAATAGTTGCAGGGACTACCTCGACAGTCTCGGGGACTGGACCGTATACGCATGTATGGGTGGATGGAAGCACGCTTAAACCTACTTCAGCAATTCCAAGCGTTGTTGTTGAAGTTGGACATGACTTAACAAGCGATATTATAAGGACGCTTAAAGGGTGCATATTGAATTCAGCAGCGATAACATGCAGGAAAGAGGCGCCTGTCACGGTTTCATTAGACTTCGCTTATGCAGACGAAGCGTTTTCTTCTTCGCTTGGAACGATAGCAACAGAAACAGAACCTGCGTTTCACTTCGGTATGGCGTCAGTGGAATTACCAGATGGCACGACATTGTCGGACGTTCAAGAAGCAAGCATAACCATAACAAGGAATAGCACGTTGTTAACATCGTTGGGTTCTCGTATCGCTTCAAATCATTTCCAAGGCAACGTGGGTTACGAAATACGTTTAAGCGTTCCTGTTGAAGACGCAAATCTTTTGAAACGAACGTATGGTTCAACGTCTGCAACTTCGCCGCAGTCAACAATAGAAGAAACCACGCTGGATTTATTAATTGATAACGGAAAAACAGGAACGGATAACAGGAAGCTACATCTAACATTTGGTGGCGTGGTGTTGGATAGTTATGCGACCCCTGTCAGCGCTGGCGAAATGGTAAGTGCAGACGTTGCATTGAAAGCCAGGACGTGGACACTTGCAGAAGCAATCAACAACACGGCGACAAATCCCTTCTAAATACACGTCTAAATTAAATTAGTGAGTAAGTTTAGAGGTGATTTTATGGCGTGGAAAATAGAAAATGGAAAAGCGATAGTGGAAACTACATACCAAGGCAAACCTGCAAAATTCGTTATACGGAAACCGAAACTCAAAGACTTTGCATTTCTTCTTGACGAGTGCATGGTAATGCAGGGTAAGGAAGTTAGCATTAAACTCGGAAAATTGATTATAGGTGTGCTTCCTAAATGCCTTGAAGAGGCACCGTTTCCAACGAACACAGAAAATATATTGAACATGGAAGCAGACGCTTCAATTATGGAATTAGTGAACGCAACAATGACGCTAATGGGTTTTACGACGGGCGCAGAGACAACAACGTAAGCAGGCGCATGGATATTTACTTCCTGATGGCAAGAGAGTTCGGATTCACGCCCGAACAGGTGGATAATTTAGACGTTGATATTGCGATGTATTTGGTTAATAGAACGGTAGAAATCTATAGACAAGTGGGTGATATGGATAAGATGCAAAGAAAATTAATGCGGGGTAAGTTGTGATGGAAGAATTGGCGGTTCGTCTAAAATTAACGGGTATTGAAGAATTGCAGAGAAAGGTTAGTGTAGCATTCGCTGATAAACCAGGCGGTGGAATATCGACAATGACAAGCAAGTTAAAGGATGCATTCAAGGGGGGTATTCTTGAATTATTGGATAGATTATCAGAATTGTTTAAGCCTGTCCTGGAAATACTTTTTCTACTTACTACAGGGGTATTCGTTCTTGAGTTCTTGAGCAAGATTTTAGAAGAGTTCGTAATGTTCTTAAAGGACTTTCTGAACACGGTAGTTGAGCCATTATTTAAATTATTGCGCTTCGTTCTTGCTCCATTAATGATTATCGCCGCCGTATTATCTATTATCTTGATTAAGGTGCTCTTACCAGTTATCGTTCCATTAGTCAAACTGTTGATGGGGTTCGTTAAAGTAATCGTTGGATTAGTGACTGGTAAAACAGATATAATCAGCGAAGGTATTAAGGAGTTGATAGGTGGGTATTGGGAATTAGCAGAAGGCATTAAAGCATCAAAAGATATATGGGAAAAACAGATACCAGAAAATTTTGCTAAAGCGCTGGATTTAGACGGGCTTGTAACCGCAATTAAAACTTCTCTTGGGGGTATTACACCAGAATTTAAGATATCAACAGCGGAAATTGATTGGTCTAAAATATTTGATTTATCCAAATTTGATTTATCGGTGCTGGATTTATCAAAATTAGATTTATCAAAATTAGATACATCCAAAATTTCATTAACGATTGAGGCAGCAAAGGAGGAAGCAAAAAAAGTAGTGGATGCGATTATACCGCCCGAAACACAACAAGAAATCCAAACAAAAGCGCAGGGAGTGTTTGACCAAATTGCAAGTGGACTGAACTATATTATTGAAAAAATAGGAATAGGTTTAGAGAATGTATGGTTAACTCTACAAGATGCGTTGAATTACGTCGTTGAAAAAGTTGGAATAGGTTTAGAAAACGTATGGTTGATTTTACAGGATGCATTCGCGATAATCGCAGAAAATATAGGCAACATATGGAGCACGATATTACTTCCGAATATATCCGCTATCGCAAATTGGTTTGTTGAAAACGCGTTGAAATTCGTTGATGCAATTAATAGCCTTTATTCATGGTTCACAACGAATGTTTCACGATTTATCCAAGGTTTAACTAACATGCAAATCGGCATTGACAATATAGTTCAATTTTTTGCTTCATTAAAACAACGGATGGAGCAAGCGGTATCGGGGGCAAGCAGTGGTGTTATCGGAACTGTTGGCGGCATTGTAAGTGGAGCGGTTAGTGCTGTGAGCTCGTTTATTCCACGCCAAATAGGTGGTTATATCCCAACGACGGGTTACTATAAATTACACGCTGGCGAATACGTTAATCGCGCTGGCGCTCCAATAGGTGCTACGGTTATAATGAGCAACACGTTTAATTTGGATGTTAATAGCGACGTTGACGTTGACCGCCTCGTTAAAACGATTTCGGAAAAGTTACATAATGAATTTAGGGGCAAAAATATATACGGGGCGTGGTGATTATGGCTTACACTCTTAATAGTATTGATTTGGGTGTTGTTGTAAGCGAAAATTATGAATTTGACGCTGGGCTTGAAATAACAGGAATACCACTATTAAATTCTTCACAGGGAACGTATGCATTACCGCTAATGCCGAAGACAACGAAGATTTCAATTCACGGAATAATCAAAGGAAACAGCAATATAACTTCATTCGTTAGCGCCATGCTAAATTTGATAGATACGGATACGGCGCAAACGACAACATTAAACTTCACAAGTGATACATTCGGAACGATAAGTGTTAAGGTTGAGCGTTTCAGTTATTCATTGACTGCAGAAGGAACAAAAGAAAAATTAGAATATGATTTAACGATGGTGAAGACTTCGGTGTAATAAATGGCTTGGCGAATTGAAATTGCAAATACAGATATAACAAATTATGTAGTGAAATACAAAGTTAGAGCAGAATATAACCGCACAGCAGCGACTGCAGAAGTGAAAGTAAGAAAAAATATAACAGATACAATAACGCTTGCTCCTTCGCAATCAATAGAAATCTACAGCAACAGGCACGGGCGAATCTTTAACGGAATAATCACAAATATTGAGGAAGAAGGAATATTGAAAGTGATAACAGCATCGGATATGCTTGTTAAGGCGCTAAATACAAACGTTGCAGAAAATTACGTTAACCAAACTGTGACATATATCTTCAAAGATTTATGCGATAAGAGTGGGCTTCAATATACGAATGATACAATACAATCAAATTCAACGACAATAAAAGAATTTAGATGCGCAAACATAAGTGCATTTGACCGTATGTGCAAGCTGGCAGAAATTTTGGACTGGCAGTTCTATTACAATTCTTTTGATGGTTACGTCTATTTTGAGCCCCTCGGCTATCGTTCTAATTCTACACCACTGGTAATTGGGAGTAGCGGAGCAAATTGTGGAGGCATGCCAAAGTGGAGCACCGAAACATCCGAGTTAGTCAACAAATTGATTCTCTATGCGCAGAAGAAAGAGGTTGGGACGGAAGAAACATTTACTGGCGATGGTTCAACAACAACATATTCGTTAACGTATAGACCGAACAATGTTAGCGTTTGGGTTAATGGAGCAATCCAAAAAGGTGGAACAGAAAGCACAACAACGAATGCTGATTACTATTTCTACCCGCAGCAAAAGAAAATAGTTTTTATAACCGCACCAGCAAACGGCGCAAGTATCGATGTAAAATATAACTACTACGTTAACGTTCCGCTAATCTTCACGAATGACGAGAGTATTAACACGTATGGGTTGCACGAGAAGACTATGGTCGTAGCGGATTATATGGAAATGAACGACGCAGAAGAGTTAGGGAATAAACTAATCGTTCGTTATTCGCAGCCCTTCAATCGTTTAGAAGTAGGATACCACGGCTTTAACCAAACGCCAACTACTCCCTATGTTGTTGGAAATATAGTGCAAGTTATAGATAATGTATATAATCAAAACAAAACAATGCAAATTAACTCCGTAGAATACCGATATCCTGACATCACCGATACGTTTATTTTAGGCGATAAACTCATGCGACTCACTGACTGGCAAAGCAACACAGACAGCAGGATTAAACGTATAGAAGAAGAGATGGGAACCGAAACGGACATGGTGCGTTATGTTGTTCAATGCAACGAAGACTTTGCGTTCAAGCGGGCGCAGATAGATATATTAACACGAAACATAAATGATAGTTTTATTTGGGGACATCCCAACAACGCAGTTTGGAAAACTACGAAGTGGGGAGACCGTTGCAGCGCATGGACAACAGAATATACAAAAACATATTAGGTGGTAAGAATGACTGTTGATATCGCATTTAAGGAAGGAAATATAGCACATGCTCCCGAAATTTACAACATCGTGCGTGGCTGCAAACTTGACGGCGTAGAGAGTGGGTGTGCTGTTACTCAACATTCAACACCTAATATGAGCGTTGATGTTGCAAGCGGAACGGTTTGGATAGGCTCCTCAAAATTAACAATAGCGGCAACAACGAAAACAATTAACGCAGCAGACCCAAGCAATCCACGAATAGACATTATAACAGTTGATAGTTCGGGCAACGTAAATTATACTGCGGGCACTGCGTCCTCAACGCCTGCTATGCCCGACATCCCTGCGAATAGTATTTTGCTTGCCATGATATACGTTCAAGCAGGAGCAACGGCGATATACGATAGCGATATAAGGGACGAGAGGGTATATGTCCCTCTTCACAATCCCCTGTCTGCATTTCTCTATGGATTGGGTTACGATGGTGATATTACTTATTCTACAGATACGACGTTAAGCAACAATATATTCGCACGAAATTTGACTGTAAATTCTGGAGTTACACTGAAACCATACAGTTATGTAATCCACGCATCGGAAAAAATAACAATCAATGGAACGATAAGTGCAGATGGAGGGAACGGAGCAAACGGCGCAAGCGGTGGTGCTGGAGGAACAATACCTCCAGATGCTGACAATGCCTATTTACCCTGGTCAATTAGAGGAGGCAATGGAGGGAATAATGCTCCTGGGGAGGGTATAACAATTACTAATTATGTTGGTGCAAAAGGGGGCAATGGTGGAAGCAGATATAGTTATAGCGGAGGTATTGTATCAGACGCCGCCCCTTTATTTCATTATCTCTTCAAAAAAATATTACCTGTTTACATCCTACAACCTGCAGCAAAGGCATTACGCGGAACGAGTGGATCAGGTTGGGATTCAATACGAATAAGTGTTGGCGGGGGTGGAGGAGCGGGGTGGGGAACATCGCAAACTGGGGGCGGTGGAGGAGCGGGAGGTGGTTTGATCGTTATGTGCGCTCCTACAATAGAAATCACTTCGACAGGCATAATAACCGCAAAAGGTGGTAACGGTGGAGCAGGCACGGCTAATGATGGTGGTGGGGGCGGCGGAGGAGGCGGAGGAATAGTGTTTTTAATCTGTGATACCTTGATTAACTCTGGAACGATTAATGTCAGCGGTGGGAGCGGCGGCGCAGGGTATGGCGCAGGGCAAAATGGTGAAAATGGATACGTAGTTTGGTATAAGCCAATGACTGGGGTAGTAACTGTATTGTGATTAACATGATGGATAGGATAGAATACGAAAAAAACGAAGAATGGAAACGTTCGCTCTGCGAACGCATCGCAAGAGTGGAAACACGATTAGAAGATTTAGAAAAGAAGGTGGAGGGAATAGAAGGTAAATTGAATTGGCTTCTTCTATTTGTTGTGGGGGTTGTAATTTCCGAAGTAATACGTGCTGCTTTTACTTTGAAAACTGGAGGTGTTTGAAATGGATATAAGCATGGGCTTTGTGTCAGGCCTGATAGTGGGATTTGCACGTGGTGTGATGGGTGTTGTGAAGCAGAAGCGCACGGACGAAACGTTTGAATTTGATTCAAAATATTTTGCGTTGACTGTTGCGCTTGCTGGGATATGTGGAGCAGCGATTAACGTGCTATACCCTGCTTCAGATGTTGAGGCACTTGCTGGTGCGTGGGTGAGCACCGACGTTGTAATCGCTATTGCGAAGATATTAGGTTGGAAGCAATGAAAAATATATAAATGACCTGCGTTCAATAGCAAATTTGGTGAGTTTATGAAAATTGAAGCATGGCAAATTAACTACATGCAGACGTGGTGTGAAAGAGTTTGGAATGAAGAGCAGCGACGCAACCCTGTCAAGGCGTGGCTGTGTAAGGTAGGAATAATACCAATTACACGCAACGATTTGGCGAGTGATTTGAACGCTTTCTCTTTCTTAAAATACCATCCCAACGTCATTTTTACAAAATACATCAGCAACGCAACGCCTAAAAATGCAGTAGTTTATCTTATTGACGCAAAAAAACTTCTGTGGTTCAACAAAGTGAAAACGAAAGACGGTAGCTTCGGAGGCTGGCACGAAATCAGAACGGATATTGAAGAAGTCATTGAGCCTGTTGTGTAAATCGCTGACGGTTATGACCACTGCTGCTCTTGTGAAAGGGGCGGTAAAAGAGCGAGAACGAATACGTTTCTATGAGGGGCAGGGCTACACATTGCTTCAGCGTTCGCTGCGAATTAAGTTTCAGAATATAGACGTTGCGAGCGCATGGGATTTTTGGCTCGTGCGTGGAAGCGAGTGGGTCTTTGTGCAGGTGGGCAGCAAAGAACACAGAGCAGAGAAGATGCGGAAATGTAGAGAGTGGATTAGCGCATATGACCCGCAACGTATACACGCAACTTATCTCCTTGACTGCTACCAAAAGAAAGGACGCAAAACAGCTTGGGAGAGCGTCCGATTGTAAGAAACGTTGCGCTGACTATGATGAATATGAATGAATGGAAGTCGACAGACAGGAATGGGGAAGTGCGACGGCGCCATCGCATTCCGAACGAGACCGAACACCGAGAATATTTTTCGGGCGTGAGTTGTACCCGCCACCACGCCGTAGGTGGAGCTATAAACAGGAGACAATAGACCAACTCATTAATGAAGGTAAAATGAGGTTATCCCCGCATACGGGGAGGCCTGAGTACCTATTATCGGCGTCTCGTGTTAGTTACTTGGATTCGGACTGGACAGACCTACAAGCATACTCATTTGAGTATGGTTTCAAAACAGCAAAAAACGAGGAATTACTCCGCCGCATCATCCTTGCCTCCTCTAATCCTGGTGACATCGTCGCCGACTTCTTTAGCGGTTCTGGGACAACCGCAGCGGTTGCGGAGAAGTTGGGGCGACGCTGGATTGCGGTGGACAATTCGAAGGAAGCAATAGAGGTAACTAAAAACAGGCTATTAAATATACAGAACTCTAGAGACCTATTGAACAAAAAAAAGAAATATGGGCAGGCAGCGAGACCATTCATCATTTTAGGCTAAATTCCGTTTTAGTTACGCAACCGTAAGGTATATATACATGTATGTATATATATAAATATATGGCGGGGCGAAAGCCTCGGAGGGGATGAAAATGGAGGAAAGAGTAGAGTTGATTAAAGCAGTAAGACGCAAAGATATAGACAGTGTGAAGCGTCTCATCGCTGCAGGAGCAAAATGTTCTTCCGAATGCGAAAAATGAGGAGGTGATTAAAATGACGAAAAAAATGGGTTCAAATGCAAAGTCAGATGCGAGTATATGCGGCTGCCTTGCTACGTCGCAGTTGAGGGAAGCGGCGAGTATCAGATCTGGAGGATAGAAGACAAGGAGGAGTTGGACGAGATGCGTGAAGCAGAAGAGAGGTTCCGAGGATATGAAATAGATTGGGACGACCACGACGGGCTCTACGAAATCGGCGGTTGGTGCAACGGAAGTTATGTGTTCACGCTATTCCAAACACGTGAGGAAGCGATAGCGGACTATGAGGAGAAAAAGAGGATATACAAGGAAGAGGACGAGATAGAGCTGGAGCTCCTCGACTACACTCACGAAGAAAAAAAGAAAAAATAAGGGGGTATAAATGAAAGGGATAATAGACGGAAAGATATACGACACAGAAAAAGCGCAGGAGATAGCGAGCGACTGGGAGGATGACGTAAGCGAAACGTTGTATAGAACAGAAAAAGGCGAATATTTTCTCTATACTCAACGCATTATATCTCTAACGAAAGGGGAAGCGCTCGCGTGGTGTGAAGAAAACGAAATTGACAGCGAGGTAATAGAAAAAGAAGAGGTGGTGGTGCATGGTTAAGTATGAGAGTGAACATAACAGACGTATGCATCGCTGACGTGGTAGAAGCGCTGCGAAGCGGACAGTGGTATATCATGCGCAGCAGGGACGTAGTCTATGCGATGTGTGAGGAATGAGAAGCAGGCGGAGCAGAAAACTGGTCGCCTTGCACTCGCCGACGTGTAGCGCGATGGCTATCACGAACCACCCTCCGAGTGCTCGGTCTAATTCTGCATATTCGTTCGCTTCTTCATTTTTTCAGGCGGGACTATGAAACAGGAATCCAAGGAGAAGTTGAAAAGAAAAATGAAAATAAAACGAATA